GCCATGTTTGGTTATTTTTGGATTCTTTAGACTGGGTATTAGAAAAAATAACAGATGAGGAGCTAATCAGGGATAGTTAATCTTGGTAATGAAACGCTGCAAAACTTGTCACGCACCCATATCTAATCTACCTAATGTAAAAATTTGTATAGCATGCGGAAATACAATCTAACATCATTAGGTAGATTAGATATGGGTGCGTGACAAGTTTTGCAGCGTTTCATTACCAAGATTAACTATCCCTGATTAGCTCCTCATCTGTTATTTTTCCTAATACCCAGTCTAAAGAATCCAAAAATAACCAAACATGGCAAAAACTACATGAAGGATCATGCTGAACTCCAACTCCAGGCCTTTATCATGGCTCAAAATTATGGCTTTGAGGTTGGCACTCCTACAGTAGATACTACAGTAGATAATGCCCTATTCTTAACTGAAATGGCCTACAAACTAGAGGAAGTATATCAACAGCTAGACGCCTGGACTAAATGGCAAAGCAAGAAGAAAAAAAGAAAATGACTCTAATAAAATGCCCTAGATGTGAAGGAATGGGAGTAGTAGGCCCGGATGCTGTAGACTGTGAGAAATGCAACGCCTACGGAGAGATAGAAGCCGATCCTCTCATGAAATCAAAGGATGAAGTATTAAAAATGAGAATAATATGTGATATAAAGGGCCATGTTTCCCCTACTGTTCTAGATACTTTAGACTGGGTATTAGGAAAAATAACAGATGAGGAGCTAATCAGGGATAGTTAATCTTGGTAATGAAACGCTGCAAAACTTGTCACGCACCCATATCTAATCTACCTAATGTAAAAATTTGTATAGCATGCGGAAATACAATCTAACATCATTTATGATTAATACTATCAAAATCGCTACCTACCTTCAATCTCTACTCCACTCTATGGGTAATATGATAAAAAATACTAGAGCGTCTCAACAAAAAGATAATTCTTCACCCTAAATTGAATATTTTATTTCACTACACCAATTAATCATAATGATTAGGTATGTTTTTATCTTAAAATGAGTATAGATATGAAAGTTGATATCAATTACTAATCTATCGCTAGGAGTGATTTAATTCTATTTCCATGGCTACTACCGACAATGTGGGGGATCAGGTACCTCAGCCTAAAAATAAAGAAAGTAAAGAACTATTGCAGCCAATTCCAGGGAATACAAAATATGAGAAATTCCAGTTTATGCGAGGCATGGCGTATAGTGAGGAACAAATCCGCAAATATCTAACTTTAACTAAAGAAGCTTTTGTAAGAATGGATGAGAGAGCCAATCTCCAGGTAGAATCATATCTCCGCTACCAAATGAAGGCAGGCTATATCCAAAATATTACTAATGCTCTAAATATTCAATGGAATAACGTTTATGCCTTACAAAAGAGAGCCATAGCTGCAGCAAAACAAGCTAACGCTAATGAAGATGATCGCAAGCTAGTTTATGCTGAGGCCCATATTAGAAATGTTCTAAATGATGCTCTTAAAGTAGTAACTGAAATGCAAGAAAAGACGCCTGCAGTAGCTGCATTAAATCAATTCATCAAAGAGAATATCATAGAGGGAGGAGGGAGGAAAAAATCAGGCTCTAAAAAACTACCTGTAATGCCTGAAGAACTCACTAATTGATTGACAAATGCTGGGACTGTGGCAAAGATTTAGATCATAATAAAATGCCTTATTGCGCTATGTGTAAACGTATAAGAATGAGAAAAGGATTTGCTACTAGTTTATGACTGAGACAATCTTAGATGTATTTGCAAAGTACCAGCAAACCTCTATTGATTTCCCTAATTTTCCTAAAGATAGGCTCACCTGGTTTTCACTAATAATTAATAACATGATAGATACTGATTTCTCCTATATCCCATATCAATACTGGCTAGATATCATAAATTCAAAGGCCCATCGAATATTTATTGAATTTGCTAGACAACTATTCAAAACTACTTTTTTCGGGTTTGCCTCAGCTCATTTATCCACTACTAAGAAAAGATCTACTACTATCTATATCGCACCTAACGAGGATAAACTATCTACCTTCGCTGATCAAAAGTATAGATCAGAAATACTTCAGGCGTCGCCATTATTGAGGAGCTGTATTTTTGGCACTAAATCAGGTTTACCGGGCAGGCGCACAAAAATACCTTGGAATAATGGCTCCTTTAACTGGAATATCACTGATCAAGATGGATATGGTAAAGCAGAGGGAAAATCAGCTAATCTCACTATATACGACGAAATTCAACTCCATGATTTAGCAGCATTAGACAAATCCAAAGAATCACAATCAAAAACTATAGGTAAAGAATACTATGGAGGAATAGGAGGAGAATATGGCTCACTCCAGGAGGCCCTATGGAATGAAACTAGTCAAGCTGAATGGCATTATAATAATGAAGATGATTATATCGACTCTTCAGGCGTAGTATTCCCCGGCCAAGGCTGGCGCAGCCATTTACAATTTGGCATTCATGAAGATATGGACGGAGAAAAAGTAGACGGCTTAATTTATGGTGAGTATATGGCAGAAAATAACGCTGGCTTTTGGGAGCATGAAGTACCTGAAAATATTGAATTTCCAGGTTACCATTTAGATCAGACTCAGGCCTGCCACGTCCCCCTATCACAAGCTGACTGCAGAAATCTATACCATATTCCTATAGACAAATCAATAGAGTATAAGAAACTGAACTATCCTAGGCTTATGTACCTCGCTCATGTTCTAGCTGCATTCTACAAGGCCCCACGTAAACCAATCACTAGAGCTGATGCATTAGCAACACTTGAGCCATATCACTATCTATCATTCATGTCCCCTGAAGATGTAATAGATTTCAAACTAACATTCCCTGGAAGAATCAAAATGCTCATGGGTATAGACTGGGGATCAGGTAATGACGGCCAAGGACAAACAGTCATAACTATAATCATGAAATGGATAGGCATTAATGAAATGGGCCAATTCTCTTCAAATAGAGATAGATATTTTGTCATTTACATGGAGAGATTAGACGCTGAAATGTCAGCTGATATGACTGAGGCATTCTATGCTTTGGAGTTATTCAGGAAATACCACTGTGATTATGGCGCAGGCGATCTAGGATTTGGCACTAAACAAATACACGCAATACTCCACGGAGGATTTGATCCAAGAACTCAGGAGTATGTAGAAGGCCTAGGATATTCAAAATTTATAGGCACATGGACTAGAGGCAAAATCACCAAAACTGAAGATGATATCCCCTCCGATTTTGATGATGAAGGCTCAGAAACTGTGAGGCATTTATTACTAGATCATACTCACGTAATTGAAAATTATATTGATATGGTAAAATGGAAAGTCCCTCACCCTCTCTACAGTGGGGAGAAATTCCAAAGAAGAAAACTAGCTATCCCCTACGCCAATCAATACCTCACTCATGGATTAATTAAAGACATGACTAGTATCACACGATCAGACATTGAAGCTGATTTCCTCACATCAAAGTTAGTCACTAGTGAATCTCCTAAAAAGAAATATGCACACCCTGCAGATGCTGTAGTATCTCAATCACACTGTTTTATCGCAGACGGTTACTTTAGTCAAAATGATACATTTGCTGGCACATATTCTCAAAGAAGTAAGCCTGGAAATAGTAAGACAGCAGTACCAACCACTCAAGGAGCAGCCTCTCAATTCACAGGTACTAGGAATAGGAATAGACGATGATCGCACAACTAGAGGGGGTACCCCTACCCCCCTGTTTGGGAGTCCAGGCATGAGGTGCTCAGCTGTTCTTAAGGCCTGGAATCCTGCTTTTATCGCTTGGAATGGCCAAGGAGTCTTTCATGGAAAAATCTTCATTTTTGTTAAATGTCCAACTACTACTAAAATCACGTCTGCTAAATGCTGGAAATTATGGCGCCTCTGTGGTAGACATGCAGCACAAGCTCACCCCGATCAATATCCTAAAGGCTCTGCTCCTCGTAAAGGAGGAGGCAGATATGGAAATGATAGAAATAGACTAGCTTTTAATCAAATGGTACCTATCAGAATTAGGAAAAAATCTAACAAAAATAAAATCGCTTTGGTAAGTAGACATTCAAACTAGATTAATTCCCCCTGTGGCCTGACCTTCTGCAATTTGATCAGGCTGCAGTCATAACAACCCTTAAAGATTAAGAGATATTTATTAAATTCATGAAGGCCAAAACGAGATTAAAATCAATACAGGGAACTCAAATAACAGATTTTTAAATAATACACTACAATATTTCTATCATGAGTATTCTAGGAATTAAAAACCCCTATGCTAAAGAAGCAAAATCATCTAATCCTGTATTACCTAAAGAGCCTAAAAAAGAAGGAGAATACATCCAAGGCTCATTTCAATCTACAAGTAAAAAAGATGAGGTATTTTTTGGAAAATCAGGCCATGGCTATAATACTCCTAGGAGACACAAATTATCCTATGCAGATATGGCTCCAGTCCCCATTAATTCACCTCCTGAACTCAAAGAAGCATTAGACACCTACAAAAAAATAGGAGCTGGAGGAATCGGTTATGATTTCCCTCAAGGTGACATAGGTCAGCCATTCTGGTTTAGTAATATTGGAGGAAATCAATTCCCTAGAGAAGGCTTCACTTATAGGCCGTATGATTTGCCTCTCGTACCATTTGACGCTCAATTCAAGGGATATATCGACGATGAGGATTCCAGGATGGGTATAGATTTCCTAGCTGCTGCCACTACTGGAGGCGCTCACTATTTCAAGGCTAAAACTCAGGCACTCTCAAAATATGTAGAGAAATGGACTAATGACATTAACCTAGACTGGCTTACTTGGACTATAGCTAAAGAATTACTAGCTTTTGGTAATTGCTTTGTTAAACCTAGAGTGCCAATATGGGAAGCTACACGCAAACAAGATTTCCAAATTTTACCGATCACCTCTCTAGCTCGTGTTTGGTGGACTCCCGATAGGCGTCCATTATGGTATGAATTTAGAGGAGCCGACTATAACGGCTATTTCAGGCCTAACGAATTACTCCACTTTGTATGGAATGAGCCTAACGGTCAAACTCTAGGATTTGGAATTATGGCTCAACTAACTAATATCGTCTCATACTCTGAAGATACGACAGATGGTCCAATCATCAAAAATAGGGAGCCCCTCCTGGATATCAAACACCAAATGCAGAATGTCTCAAGTAAAATAATGAAGAGATATCTCCCTCGAAATGTAATTAATGCACCTAAAGCCAGCATATCAACTAGAAACGCTATAGCTGAAACTATGCGCACTCTACACGACTCTGAAGATATTATCCACGGAGTAGACGGACTCAAAGTAGAGACAATTAACAATGATACACGCCCAATAGATGTTAATGTCTTTATGGATATGTTTCAATCCTCAATATTCAAGGCTCTAGGTACATCAAAAGGAAGGATAGCTGGCCAGTCTCAAGGTCCTACCTACGCTAATGGTGAACAATCAGCAGTACTTGATGAGATAGGATTATCTGCATTCCCTATCCAGTTAAGAAAGCACATTCAAGATATGATAGTTAAACCATGGTTTGAAATGAATCGCCCTACTGATCCTTTAATCCACAATGGAGCTCTAGCTGTAACCTGGGATATGGCAGAGGAGAAAATGGAGTTTGGTAAAATGTCTAAAAAAGATTTACTGCCTGAAGAATTA